CCAGCGTTTGGCGAATACGCCCAAATAACCGAAGTAGCTGCAAGCGCAGAAACTTCACAACCAACAGAAAGCGAGGAAACTCTCGTGTCAAACGAAGTTACCCCAGAAGTAGTAGAAGAAGTAGCAAAGGCTGTAGAAGCCCCAGCTGTAGAAGCTGCAGAACGCAACGTTCGCCCAGCAATTTTTACAGCACCAAGAAGCCCAATTGTTTCAAAAGCTTCATACCTAGAACACTCAATCAGAGCAGCTCTTGGTAACGAAGACAGCCGTCAATATGTAATGGCAGCTGACACAACTGGAAACAACTCAGCATTCATTCCAACACCACAATCAACAGAAGTAATTAACGGAATTGCAAACGCTGATAGAGGATTTATAGATTCCCTATCAAAAGGAACTTTGCCAACTGCAGGTATGTCCTTCGAAATTCCAAAAATTACAACTGCGCCTGAAGTTTCAGAAACAGCAGAAGCAGCACCATTTGTTGAAACAGATACAGCATCATCATTTGTTCAAGTTGCTGTTAAAAAATTTGGTGGACAGCAAACATTCTCAGTAGAATTGTTAGACCGTTCTTCACCAGTATTTTTTGATGAACTTGTTCGTCAAATGGAATTTGCTTATGCTAAAGCAACCGACACTTACGTAGCAGCAGAAGTTGCTAACGCTGGTGTATTAAACGCAACAGCACAAAACGAAGATGCAGCAGGTTTAATTGCTTACGTATCTTCAGCAGCTGCAGCAGTTTACAAAGGTTCATTAGGTTTTGCACGTAACCTTGTAGTATCTCCAGAACAATGGGGCAAAATTATGGGTTACGCAGAATCAAACGGACGTCCAATTTACACAGCTTCAAATCCGATGAATGCCGGTGGGTCACTTTCTCCACAAAGCCTCAGAGGTAACGTTGCTGGTTTAGATTTGTACGTTTCACGTTCAAGCATCGGAACTGGTGGAACAGGATTAGGCGACTATTCAATGGTTGTTCTAAACCCTAACGCTTACACCTGGTACGAAAGCCCACGTTTAAGCCTACGCACAAACGTAATTAACACAGGACAAATAGACGTAAACTATTACGGCTATGGTGCACTAGCAACCAAAATTGGTGCTGGCGCAAACTGGTTTAACAAGTCCTGATAAACCACTAAGTCGTGAGGCTACTCTCGCCCCTGTGGGTAGCCTCACCCTAACCGAAAGGAAATGAAATGCCAGTATTAGTAACAGCAGCACAGTTAAGAGCTGTACTTGGTGTTTCATCATCTCTTTACAATGACGCAGCTCTTGAAGCAATAATTGACACATCAGAAGACGCTATTGGCGATTTTCTCATTCAATGGAAAGTTGGAATAGATAAACACTATTCAGAAACAGCAAACGAAACAACTATTCACACAACAAGACCACATAAATTTTATGAAACACAAACAGTAGCCATATCAGGTGTTGAAGCCCACGTAAATGGCAACAAAACAATTTCAGCAATAGTAGATGATTACACTTTTAGAATTACAACAACAGGTGCACCAATACACACCGATTACAGATTTGTTATACCTAATGGACTTGCAGCCGAAAACGATTTATCACAATACAATGGCAATGCAGCTATAGAAGAAGCAATTTTGCAAGTAGCAATTGACGTATTTCAATCAAGACTAGCTGTATCTGGCACACAACAAGCCCTAGACTTTACCCCAGCCCCATATCGTATGGGACGCACCCTTTTGTACAAAATAACAGGTTTAATTTCAAAATACATAGACTCTAATAGTCAAGTAGGTTAACCTATGGCTTTATCAGATTTACGAAATACACTTAAAACAGCAATCACATCAAACACAAACTACACAGCTTATGACCACGTTCCAGAAATCATTATTCCACCAGCAGTTTTTATTTTGGCTTCAGACCCATACCTTGAACCAATGGTTATAGGTAACACAAAGAATTGGTACGTCAGACTAACTTTAGAAGTGGTTAGCACAACGTATTCAAACCCAAGCGCATTAAAAAACTTGGAAGACGATATAGAAACTATTTTAGGACTATTGCCTACATCTTGGGTTATACTAAGTGTTAGCAGTCCTAGAATTCGTGCAACTAATAGTACAGATTTATTAGCTGCTGAAATCCAACTACAAACAGCCTACACAGGCTAAGAAAGGCAATAATGACAACAACAATTTTAAGTGGTCGTTCTCTAACCCTAACAATTGCAACTATCAATTATTCAAGCCAAATTTTAGACTCTGCTATTAACTTTGATACAGAACGCCTAACTTTTGACACACTTGCAGGCAAAGCCTACAAATACATTGACAGCAACGTTACTTTAGATATCACATTCTTAAATGACGCAGGTAAAACAACACCAGTAGGAAGTCTTTACAAAGCACTTTGGGACGCAACAGAAACAGCCCCAGACACAGCACTTGCTTTTGTTATGACACTTACAACAGGTGTAACTTTAACTGGAACAGTACTACCACAATACCCTGGTATTTCTGCTTCAGGTGCAGACGCACAAACTTGTACAGTATCACTACAAGTTGTAGGAATTCCAACAGAAGACCTAACAAGTTAACAACTACTAAAGAACAGGGGCATCAAAAATGCTTAAGTTACAAATCTCGTGGGAATTAGAAACAGGTGAAAAGTTTGATGAGTGGACAAGACCTATCGAACTTGCTATGGCAGAAAAAGAACTATATAACAATAAATCTATTGTCAAAGTTCTTATGGAAGAAAGCACGCCAAGCAATCAATTACTTTTATTCCTTGGTCACAAAATTCAACAACGTGTCACAAAGAAAATTGAAAGTTTTGACACTTGGAAAACCAAAGTCGTCTCTATTGCAGCTTCTGATTTTGAGACAGCAAATTTTACCAAGCCCGAAGTATTGGGCGAACAGCAATAGAATTAGCAATAGCAACTGGGATAACACCCGACTATTGGCTCAATGCCGAACCCGAAATATGGGCTACAGCAATCAACGTATTGAACGAGCGCAATAATGGCTAAAGCAATTCAATTAGTTAAAGTTGATAAAGACTATCGTGGTTTATTACGTGCGTTTGGCAAGATGGACGACGTTGCTAAAACAGATATGAAAAAGATTGCTAGTGCTTTGGCTGAACGTGGTGCTAATTATGCTAAAGGTGCAGCTAGTCGCGCACCATATAACGTGCGTCAAGCTATAGCTGTAGCAGATTCAATTAAAATATCTAAGTCAGATAAAGCCCCAAGTTTTAGTGTTGGTGGTCGTGCCAAAGTTGGGTCTAGTGCTTTTAGTGCTGGATATGTGATAATGGGTAATGAGTTTGGTTCTAAGGACTATAAACAGTTCCCACGTCGCTCACCGAGCAAAGGTCGAGGTAATCGTGGTTGGTGGTTATATCCTGCTATGGCCAGATTTCAACCAACTATTGCAAAAGAATGGTTAGCAGGTTATGAACTTATTAGAAACGCTTGGACAAAGAGAATTTAATGGCTGATATTAGGACACTCAAATTAGCGTTACTTGCTGACACAAAACAATTTATTGATGGGCTTGATAAAGCCGATAAAGAGACAAGAAGTTTTAGCGATAAACTTGGTGGCGCATTAAAGGCTGGTGCTTTGGCTTTTGCAGCTGTTGGCGCAGCTGCAGGTGCTATGGCTATCAAGATAGGTATTGATGCTGTTAAAGCAGCTATAGAAGACGAAAAGGCTATGAAAAGCCTTGCTCAAACATTAAAGAACACAACTAAAGCCACAGATGCACAGATAGCAGCTACAGAAGATTTTATTGACAAAACAGCAAGAGCTACAGGTGTGGCAGATGACCAGCTTCGTCCGAGCCTAGATAGACTATTGAGAAGTACGTCTGATATTACTAAAGCACAAAAATTACAAACATTAGCTCTTGATATATCTGCTGGTACAGGTAAAGACCTTGCCACAGTTACAGAGGCACTTGGTAAAGCCTATGACGGCAACCTAGGCGCATTAAAACGTATTGGTGTTCCTCTTGATGAAAACATTATTAAATCTAAAGATTTTGATAAAGCAGTTGTTGCTTTATCTGAAACTTTTGCAGGTCAAGCAGACGTTGCAGCTAACACTTTTGCTGGTCGTATGGCTCGTATCAAAATTGCTCTAGATGAAGCCAAGGAAAGTTTAGGTCAAGCACTTTTACCTATACTTGAAAAGTTTGCACGCTTTGCAACAGATACTCTTGCACCTGCTTTACAAGGACTTGTTGACGGACTTATTGGTAAAAAGAAAT